CTTCGCATGGACGAGGATGCCGAAATCGGTTTGGGTGTCGGCCCGAACCTTGGTTTGTTCACGACGCTACCATCGGCGGATGGCAGCTTCACCGAAGCTGATCTGACGCCACTCGGCAAGATCATGTATCGGGCGTTGGCTGGCATAGCGACCGATCAGCGTATGCGTGGAAGCGTGTCGTCGACGTCAAATACTGAATTGACGGCTACTGACAAGCAACGTCTGAACGCAGTAGTCGCCGCTGGGCGTGTGCTGCTAGACGATCTACGGCGAGTTGAGGCAGACGGAAGCACCATTGGAGACGCCCCGGATGAGGCGTCGGCGCAAGCCGCCTACGATAAGGCGCGTGACGCTGCGGTTCAGGCACGGTCAGACTTTGAGCGTGATGTGCTGCCGAAGGTGGTGAAGTCCGTCCTAAAGAGTGCTCGGTTCTGGACCAGTGAGACAAGACAAGTGTTCGCCGAAATCACCGCTAGTGACGATTACACCGTAGAGCTTGATGACCTCGGTCTTGGCTTCCGTCTGACTTATCCAGACGGTGCGTTCGTTACTATCAAGAGTGTGTCCGGTCAGCGTGGAGCAAGCGAAGGAAAGTTCGTTGGCTATGTAGTTGATGACGTGACTCCCGCCAACGGCGAGTCGTTCGCGCCAAGTTGGACAGAGAGCCGATGGAGGGCACCGAAGGCCGTCAGCGAGTCCGGGCGCGAAGTGATGAGGCTTGGCGAGGTGCGTGGCAAGGCGTTCAACGAATTGGGGTACGCGCAAGCTGCGGCTAAGTACGGTTCGCTAGAGGAAGCCAAGCGAGTGGAGGGCGGAGCGATTCGCGATTCGTTTGTGCCGGAGATGCTGCGAATGTTGTCGCGCGCTAAGGTTGGCGGCGGTCAGTACGGCACGTTTGATACCGCTGACGGTGAGACGTTCCGGGTGACTCCACATGGTCGCAATGACGTCGGTGGTTTCGCGGAACTGTTGGAAGTGCAGGGGCTGGACATTGACGATGTAATCGCTCAATTGTCGGAAGCCTCGTTGACGACCGACCAATACGCTAATGATTTCAGCTACAGCGTTCGCTTGCGTCGGCCGGACGGCACGGAGACGCCGATGACGTTGACCGCACAAATCAATACGTCATCATGGAAGGAGCCGTTTGTTCTCACCGTTCAGCGTGAGTCGGGTTCTCCGCTTGGCGATCTGGGCAACATCGCCTTTGTCGTGAGCGCAGACCAATCGACTCGCGAGGTGACAGATTCGGAAAGGGACAAGGCGACGCGTGACTCTGCGTTGTATGAGCGAGCGGCCCTCTTGCAGATGTACCTCAAGAGGATTGCCGGTCGCCAGAGCAACGCAAAGGAGCGTTTGCCCAAGGTTCGACAGGCGTGGGCGGCTGAGGCGCTTGACGCAGGTGAACCGACGCCGTTGAGGTACACCGCTCGCGGTCCTCGCAAGCAGTTGGTAGCTGACGCTGGACGGTTTATCCCGAAACGACTGATCGAACGAGTCGGTCAAGTGAGCGTGAAGTCTGGCAGTCGGGGACGCAGTTACTATGCGCCGTGGGACAAGGAAATCACCATGAAGGATGATTCGCCGTCTACTGCGTTGCATGAGTTGGGTCATCATCTTGAGAAAGACCCGGCGCTCAATAGAGCCTTGTGGGCGTTCTATGTGAAGCGCACGGGGGGCGCGTCGACGCAACCTGTGAAGATGCAGAAGTTGTTGAAGGGCTACGGTTATCGGAAGGATGAGGTTTCGCGTCCCGACGAGTTCTTTGTGCCGTATGCCGGAAAGGCGTATGACGGCAACGAATCCCGTGAAGGCGTGAGCAGCTATGAGATGTTCACGATGGGCCTTCAAGGGGTGTTCTACGGCCATCGTGGAGAGAAAGGCGCTGTCATTGACGATGAGTACGCGTCGTTCATCCTTGGGGCTTTGTTGTTGTCGTCGCGTGGCGATGATGAGCGGTCGGTGTCGGATGGGGCTGACGTTGATGCCGTCGTTCCGACAGGCGGTGAGGCGTGAGCAACCTGACGTGGACTGCGACGTTCGACGGTGGCGTGACTGTGGTCGTGTGGTCTGACGAGTGGGCAGTAGTTTCCGGCGATCCCGAGTCGGCAGAGATGGTCCGTCAGCGGATACAAGATTGCGTCGATACGGGTTGGCCGGAACTTGCTGGGTTGGCGGTGGATACGTCTCCGGGTTGGGACCATGACTGGACGTATCTGCGATTGAAGGCGTTGGGGGCCGAGGTTGTTGGGTCGTGGCCGCAGGAAGCTGAGGTCGACATGGAGTATCCGCCCGACACAATCATCGGCTAATAGCGCGCTGATCGGCCTGCTGAGCGGCACGGCCGTCGCCGATAATCAAAGGATGCCGTTCGATCCTGACGCTCCGATTCCCGTTCCGTATGCGCCGCCACGCGAATGGTTTGAGTCTGCTCCCGAGTGGTTTGATCCAACCGGTCCTCTGATTCAGATTGATAACGCTACTGGTCGGGTTGCGGCGATCGTTGCCCCATACGGCGAGTGCATTCTGGACGGCACAGCAAACTGCTGGACTCCGCCGGAGAGCAAGACGGCATACGAGTACGCCCATGTCGGGTCGATCGTCACCGAGGAGGGCGACGCCGTCAGGATCGCCAACATCGGTGGCGGCGTCCCTCACGCGAACCTGACTGCGTCTTCGTCTGTGGCGGCTGACCACTATGCCAACACGGCATCGCGTCGCATGATCGGCCGGTACGTCGACGCTCCAGAGCAGGGCGGGGTTCTGTTTCTCGGTTCCATGTGGCCCGGTAGCACGAATCGGGACATGGTGGAGGTGCTGGCGTCGGCGTTGTCAGGGGACTGGCGTTGGATTCAGTCGCTCAACGACTATGAGATGGTTGGCGCTCAGCTGGTCAATAATCCGGGGTTTCGGCCGGTACCTGCGGGTGCGCGACGTGCTTCAGCGGCGTTCGTCGCCTACAGGCCCGCTGTAACGGCCTCTGCAAGTACGCCACCTCCGGTGATCGGTGAGTGGCGCGCCACTTCGGCCCCACCCGTAGAAGCCGTTGTGGCGCGTCTAGCGGCGTTGTCGGAGGCAGCCGGTCGAATCGCCGAGCTTGCGGTGGTTGATGCGCCGCTTCCGCCTGCCCGTACGGCTGCGCCCCGACGTCGTGGTGGACGGGTGCCACGCGTGCCGGGGACAGGCAAGGTCGTCGACGGTGACGGCGACGGGAAGGTCAATGACGGGACTCCGGCGGAGCGTCCGGCGACTCCTGCTGAAATCAAGGCTGGCAAGTTGTTGAGGCAGCAGCAACGGTCCGGCAAGGGTGCTCCGAAGATGAGCACACGTTCGACGCGTGAGCGGCAGTTGAAGCGCAACGAAATGACGGCTCGGCGTCGTCAGAGTCGTGAAGCGGCGAAGGCGCCGAAGCCCGCAAAGCCGACCTCCCCTCCGAAGGCGAATCGCAGTCTGGGTGATGGGAACGTGATGACGTCCCGGGGTGTTCGTCGTCGAACGTACAACCGTGAGAAGGGCGGCTTTGACTACGTCAAGCCGGATACCGGCGAGCGGCCCAAGGCGCCTGCACCGTCCGGTGGGAAGACCGTGGAGGAATCTGCTCGAATCCAAACCCCTATCCCGATGGACGTTCCCCGCACTGGGATCATGCGTGATACGTCCGCTAAGGCTGGCGATAGGCGTGAGGGGGCGTCAGGGCGGATGTTTGAACTGTCGTCGGATAAGTCTCAGTGGGTTGACTCCGATGGAGCGCCTCTCACCGACGCCCAAGTGAAGGAGGAGCAATTGATGCCTCCAGAGCTTGCTGGAGACATTGACGCCGAGTGGGAACACGCAAGCGGGATTGCTGACCGCGAGGGGTTCAAGGGGGCTGAACGCGAGGCATTCCTTGCTGACATGATTTCCGACAATGGAGATTGGGGCGGTGAGGTTGCGTCCAACGCGCAGGTTGACGCATGGATCAAGGCACGACGTGACGCCGAGGCAGCCCAACCGGCTACGAACCGTCAGCTGAAGCCACCGCCGTATCGGCCTCGTCCTGACAGCGCATCTGGATCGGACTCGGATACCGCTGGTAGTGCCGAGTTCAAGGCGGAGGACGCAGTGCTGTCCGCCGAGGATAAGGAAGCGATCACTCCGGGGGTCTCTCAGCCCGTTGCAGACAAGCTGCGAGCGGACTTCGGTGAGGAACTTCCCGGAATCACGGGGGGCACTGGAACGAAGGATGATCCGTTGACCGTCTCAGACGTCGACTCTGCGGTTCGGCTGATTCAGAACGGCAAGTATCACATCAAGATGGATCGCCCTGACGAGGTGTCGACGTTGCTGGATCGCTTGCAAGCGATCGGCGACGACGCGTACAAGAAGGGGGAGAAGGCTCCCCTCTATGACCTGTGTCGCGTGACGGTTGAGGGAACCAACTTGTTCTGTCCGTCACCGAAGGTTGAGGATCGGATCAACATGCCGCAGTTCGCTACGGCCGATCCTGTGCCCGGTTCTATGGCTGACAATCTGCCGCGCAACGCAAAGGGCGAGGTTGATTTGGCTCCGGCGTTCTTCGATCACCTGCGACGTGATCGTGGCGTTGTTGTGACTGAGGATGTGACGGTGCCAGCTTCGCATCTGCGCGCATCACAGAATCAGCTGAACGGGGCGAAGGTCGCCGGAATGATGGGGGCGATGGAGCGTGGTCAGATGCCGCCCGGGTCGATCATTGTGACGTCAGACGGCTATGTGGTCGACGGGCATCACCGTTGGGCGGCAACCGTTGGACGTGGACTAGAGGGCGGCGGCGAGGACATTACGGTTACTCGTATCGACGCAGACATTGTCACGGTGCTGGAGTGGGCTAACAAGTTCACTCGGGATAACGGATCGCTGCCGAAGGCTGCGGCGTTGCGTCCACGTCCGTGCCGTAACTGTCGGGGGTAGTTCGTGCCCTATGACAGTCTCGGTATCTGGCATGATCCGGGCAACGGCCGGTTCGCTCCTCGGGGTTTCTCCACGCTGAAGGCGTTGGCGTTCAAGCTCATCAAGGGCGGACGCACACGGGACAGGGTGAAGAAGTCGGGTAAGGGACGTGCGCGTGTCGCCGACAACATGCTGTCTCGCGCCGGGATCGCAAAGGGTGACGTGATCGACGTCGTCTACAAGAACGACGACTACGGCAAGGTGCAGATCACCAGCAAGAGCGGCAAGCCCCGCTGGTATGACGTCCAGTGGGCGCGATTCGACGACGAGTACGTCCCTGACGATGTGGTCGATCAGCCGGATGTGACGCCGGAGCCGGAGCCGGTCAAGCCGAAGCGTGCTGGCTTCGCGTCGCGTGGCGCTCATCCGATCGTTGCGGAGAAGCCGTCTTATGAGACGGCAGCTGCGGCGAGCGTCGACGAGGTAAGTGCCGAGGACCGACAAGAGTTGAGGAGCTTGTTGGACGCTCACAGCAAAGGCGACAGCGCCGCCTTTGCGGATGACGTTGTGCCTCGCTGGAACGCGTTGATGAAGAAGCTCAACCTTGATCCGGCTGTGTTCCCGATTGACAGCAAGCAGTTCGACAATGTGACAACGGGGTTGACTCCCTTTGTCGCCGAGAAGCGCGGTCGACCGTCAGCCCTCCACATTGTGCGTGATGCCGATGGGCGCGGTGTGGCAATCGTTGAAACCATGTCAGACCCTCCGTTGCAGGTTGAGCTTGAGGCTCTCGGATTTGTGGCAGACATTGGGGCGACGGTGCGTGTCGGCAGCGTTGTCCGTCAGGCGTGGGACGAACCGCTATTGAATATGTATGGACTCTCATCGAGGTTGATGCCAGCGGAAGATAGCGACGCTGCGTTCGACATCTTCAAGCGTTCGTACAACGCTCAACGTCTTATGACGCAGCTGAATCCGTCGGGCGGCATTCCGGTGGTTTCAACGGATGATGTGTTCATGCTTCCACCGACCGCCGTAGGGAGCATTGGTCCGGGCAACGCCTACTCCTATGACATTCAACCGGCGCTAGTTCGGCTGGACGGTTCGATCTACTTGGTCGGCACAGATCGACACTCTCCCAGAAACGCGATGTTTGATCTTATGACGCAACGGCAAGGCGACGCCAAGCTCATTGCGTTGCCCGATACTCCCGAGAACTGGGCGAAAGCTCAGCTGCTTGTTTCAAACGACGCTGGGCGAAGCGACAAGATGTCTCCCAAGATGCTGTGGGCAGCGACGACCGTGAATCCGGATGGGACGTACACGGTCGATACCGGAGCTAACAGATCGGTGACGTTCGGGTTGGATGACGCGTATCGCCGATTGTTCGATCAGGTCACGCTGTTCACGGCGAAACAGGACCCGCCTAACCAGTCAAGTCCAAAGCCGCCGATCAGCAAGATTGGATCGTCGTATCCGTGGACACATCAAGGTTCTGCCCCTGACAAGCTGCCGTGGCGACCGCCACTTTCTAGTAGCCGTTCGTGGTGGACGTTGGTTACAGGTCAGCAGGCGGAGACGTCTATTGACACCGGAGTCGCCGGGTTGACGCAGACGGTGTTGTCGCCGGACTTTCAGTATCCACCGATGGACTTGAATGACGCGTTGACCACTAACCAAGACACGGTGCGTGACACGATTCGCATGTCGTCCGGGTTCAAGCCGCAGTCTGTAATCAGTCGCCTTGACAAGACGTTCGGACGAGTCAAACAGCAGATCATCTTCGGCAATGATGAGGGGATCACGTTCGCCGTGCCCGCTAGGCCGGCAAATGTCAACCTTGCCGACCTCGCATCCCTTGAGAAAGCAATGCCGGTGTTGGATCAGCAACTGTTGAAGGACATGACCGAAGCGTGGGACCGGTTGGGCGGTGAGCGTCTAGCGATCAGGACGATAAGCACAGACGCCAAGGTTGACGGTGAGTGGACAAGCGTGCCGTACGACGCGTATCAGATGGCACCTGTACGACCGGACCTCCCAGCCGAAAGCGAAGTCACTTCTACCCTTCCGGGGCCGATGCAAGTCGCATACAACGAACAGCTGTATCAGACGGCCGATCAGTGGTTCGGGATGTTCCAACGTGGTGTGGCTAAGGATGCTGTATCGGAACTATCGCTCTTTGACGTGCCAACCTTTGCGCCGTTTGTCAATCGCGGCGCGTCCCAGCCCATACGCAGAGATGGGAAGATCACGCTTTCAGGTCAGGCTCCCCCTCTCGCTGACAACCTTGATGACTGGGTGAGCATGTATGAGGTGGCGTACGACCCTAACCAACAGAAGCTCTACACCTACAAGGCAGATGGAGACCTGTCGTCTAGGGCGACCATGTCGAAGGTGACTCCGGATGATGTGCGCTTGTTGGCGCGCCTGCTTGTCAATGGCACAAGACCAAGTGAGACCGGCAAACTAGAACGACGTAGTCCGCTGTTTGTGAAGGATGCGCTTGCGCTACTGAAGGCCGGACGCGTCAAGGTCGACGACGACTTCCGCTTGTACGTTGACACTCCGAAGGGTCGACAGACGTTTGACAGCGTTGACGATTTCCGTGATTGGGATTCCGCTACGCAGATTACCGAGCAGGCCGACGCAGAATTGAGTGCGTTGGGCGGTGTAACTGCCGAGAGTTTCAGCGAGGACGCGTTCAGGGAGGTGTCGCGTCGGGCGTTGCGTATCGGTGTCGATAATCCGAAGTCAAAGCTCAAGGCGTTGAAGATTGAGCGGAACGGCAAATGGGCCTCGCAAGGCGAAGATTTGGAACGAGCGAAGCGATGGTTGTTGAAGTTCCCGGTTGGAGATGTGGCTCTTGCATCGTTGATGACGGACCTTGCAGCGTTGCCCGATGACCCAATGGCGAAGGTCGTTGTAAAGGGAGCCGGTGCGGAGAAAGACATTCCGCGCGGCGACGGCGTAGTCGTGACGCCTGTCGCGGATGGCTACGAAGTTCCAGCGTATGTAGCAGCGAACTTCTATTACAACCGGTGGCGACAAATCGTCATGGCAAGTCGCAACGCACAGAATGATCCCGGCTTCCAGCAGCTGATAGACCACGTCGACGAAACGCTCAAGTACCTGCGCGCGTTTCGGATCAGCGATACCGAACCCGGCATTTCGTTCAATGACACGATGAAGGTGGCCTTCGACGACAAGGGTTCGTTGTCAAAGGCGCGGGCGATTGATGAACTGACCCGTGAACGATTCAACGCTGGTGATGACTGGCGACAAGTCTTGTTCGGCCGGATTGCCGATTTCGCAGCCGATTCTCCGGACGTGTGGTCGGCGCAAATGGCGACTGCTTTGCTGGACACACAGAATGGAAGCTGGGCGCAGTCTTCTCAATCACATTTCAGTACGATGTTGCAGTATGCCGTCATGGAAATGACAGGGTTCACCGGAGACGACTTCCCTGAGTGGTCGGACTTCCAGAATCGTCGACAGAAAGTCAACGGCTACGCTGGTGCATACACCGAAGGCGAGATGATGCTCGCGCGACTTATGGCGTTGTCGACCTACACCCTGACGCAAAGTCAGCTTCAGGAAATGAACATTGGCGAGGATGACGTTGTGTTCCTTGCGCGTGGTTCAAGCGAACCAGCATGGAATCGTGCGGCTGCCGCGGGAGAGACGGTCAAAGTGTCGTCAAATCCTTTGTCGGCAAACGCGACGCGAACGGGTGTCGCTAATAGCTTCGGTGGCAGCATCACGGTCGGCTATCGGGTGCCGCGTAGCCGCATCTTCAGTACCGCACACACGGGACCGGGAACGTACAAAGAGGCTGAGGCGCTAGTGATGGGCGATCCCGCCGGTTACATCGGTCAAGCTAAGTATTCGCCGAGCGCGCCAGACATGACGGCACTAAAGAAGACGTTGAGCAGTCAGGTCGCTGAAACAGAGGCGGCGGGTGCGTTGAACATCGCTGAGACTGTCGGCATGACGGCCGGTGACATGAGTCTGCTGCGTCTGCTGCGGAACAAATACACGTCTTATCCGTCACGGCAGTTGGCAGGAGAACGGGATACAGACCCCATTCGGCTGCTTCCGGTGCGGACGTGGTCTGCGGATGGCGGGCGATCGGACCTGTCGGACTTTCTAGCCGAGGATGATGAGCGGGTTGAGCGTGGGTTGACTGATCTTGGGATTGACTTGACGCAAGTTGAGGACGTCCCGTGGTCGGCGATGGACATAACGCATGAAGCGCGTGCCCGATGGGTGGGTCAGAGTCTCGCAGCGTATGTGCTCAACGCCCCTCTGGAGGAACGACCGGAAGCAATGACGCGTGCGTTGGCGGAGCTAAATGGCACCGATTTCACTGCGCCGTTCTACGTCAAACAAGATGTTGTTCCAGCGGACGCTGATTGGTCGGCGAGTCAGCCAACGGCACCGGTTCAAGCGTTCAATAGCGATTATCTGCTTCGCAACATGAGCAACGAACTGAGTCTCGCTGGCAATAGCCAGTCGGACGTGATCTCACTGGCGGTCGATCCGACTGAGGTTGTCGGGCCGATGTTTCAAGGTTCCGGAAATGTTCTGACGCGACAAGTGTCAGACCGGTTTCCGGCTTTCACGTCAGACTACGCCCGGTTGCGGCGATGGGGAGTGGCCGGAGACGCGACCGTGAAACGGATCGTTACGAACGTGCCTACGACACGACCTGAAGCGGTTGACTACATTCAGAGGAGGAGCACGGAGCTAGCCACTCAAGCGTTTGAGCAACGCCTCGGTGCGGCGACCGGACGCCCTGCACGGGGACGTGATTTCTCGCTGATGAGTGACGCGTCAGATGGCACGATCTTCGGTCCGGTCGATGACCGGCTGTATGTCATGGAAGCACAAGATGGGCGACCGAACCGTCTTACCACCGTTGACGTCACCGACCCTGAACTCGCTGAATCGCTTCGTCAGCTGCGACGCCGAGTTGCTGTACCGCCGCAAGTCAGTATGTACGGTCCCACGTCGGCGGCAACGTCAGATACCTCTGTGGCGACTCTCTCAGAGGATTTGGGTATCAACATTACTTTGCTTGACAGTGAGCGGACTTATTCCGAGAATGCGGACGCACGCCCTGACCAAGTTTGGGGACAAGCGGTCGTCTACGCGTTGTTCGACAGCAGTCTTCTGCCGGGAATGCCTAAGTCGGGATTGGACAAGGGGTTGGCGGATGAACCACAACGTGTGAGTTTCGGTGAGGCCGTTGACGCAGACGGAGCAGTAGCAATGCCGTCGTTCGACGAGTGGCTTCGGCTCTTGGACGCCAGAACGAAGCGGCTGATTTCGGATCGCATCGCTTCCGACGAAAGTAAGGGGGTCACCGTTGATGACCGCATCAAGGAGGCCGCCGCGGAAAGGTCTGTGACTGACAACGATTCGTTCGTCGCGCGTCTCCGGATCATCTACGATCAGCGGATGGCGTCGATCGACAACGCAAACGAACGGCGGGCGTTGTTGCAGCAGCTTGTCGATCTAGCGGCCTCGCAAGGTAAGGTGCTGGACGTGGACACGTTGGAACGAATGGTCCAGTCAAAGGCGTCGGTCAAGTCGTGATGGAGACTATCTACCTGCCGGACAGTCCGGACCCTGATCCTGATTGGACTGCGGTTGGCGAGTGGTCTGTCGGCGACACGGTCGCTGTCGTGTGGGTACAAGAATCGCAGCCGTCAGACGAAATCCCTTTGGGGACGGTCCTGCCGTTCGGGATGTTTCCGTGGAACGAACCGGCTGATCCGGAATTGCGGTATCCGTTGTGGACGTTGATGAACGCTGAAGCGTTCGCTCCGCTGGGTACGGCACTTAGCATGGACCCCGTGCCGCATCCGGACGGTGAGTCGGATGCGTGATGTGGTTCCCGGAGATTATCTGCGGCTGAAGGGCTTGTGGAACGATCCGGGTAGTGGCCGCTTTATCAAGCGTGGTTGGTCGACAGGTAAGGCCCAAGCAATCGCCCGTGCCGCGAAGGGGTCGGTGACACGCGGACGTCTCTTGGAGTCGGGACCGGGTCCGGTTCGCATTGCTGACAATCGGTTGCTGCGGTCGGGGCTAAGGAAGGGTGACGTCGTCCAAGCAGGTTATTTCGACGACAAGTACGCAACGATTCGAGTGGTGACAGAACGCGGCGAACGACGTTTCTTCAATGTTCGGTGGGAACGGCTTGATGATAGCTATGCGCCGTCGTCAGTAGATGACCCCGATGTGGATTTGCCGAACCCGGCACGGTATGAGCGTGTGCGGGATGCTGCGGCTCGCGCGTCTGATCCGGACATGATGATGCAGGCTGTCGCTGAACAGGCTCGGATTGAGTATGGGGTCTGGCCTGCAACGGCGTTGGACGATCCAGAGCAAGCACAAGCGTTCGTTGCGGCGGTCGCGAGAGCGGCGCGTGACACGGATGCGTTTCGTCGATCTTATGAGGCGTATTACGAACCGACAGGGGCGGAGTCGGTTGAGAATCCCTTGATCCCTCCGGAGACGCTGCTTACTGATATTGGGCTGCTTCCCGACTGGGCTAGCACCGATACGCACGCCGACGCGCTAGGGGCATACCGACTAGCGGACATGATTTCGCAGTTTCATCAAACGCCACGGATGGGTGAGCGTTGGTCTCCAATGGAGAACTCTCCGGTTGCCCGTCGGCTGACAGAGTTGAATCCCGGCTTCTACGACTTTGATGCTAGTCAGACCGATAGATGGGATGGGGAACGTGTTGCTGCGGCCACTCAGTTGTCTCCTCTTATGCAGCAGATGATCGGCTGGTTTGGTCAACCTGCCTTGTCGACTGGCCGGTTCAGCGAACCATCGGTGCTGGCAGAAACACAAACGGATGTGGCGCAGATGACGCCCGAGAACACGCGAATGATGCTCGCTGACTCGGTGTGGACATGGTCGGATCGAAGTGATCCAGACGACCTCCCTCGGTTTGACGACGATCCGCCCGCTTACCGTCAAGGCGTGGACACGACGTTGAGCGGGACGCTCCGCCATGAGTACGGGCACTACATGGATAATCTGTACCAATCGGCGTATCAGATGTTCGACCCGACACAGTCATCAAGCAAGGGCGATCAGCGCGATGCTGTGATCGCTGCGGCTGAGGCGGTTGCGACGCCAGATGGTAACGGTGACCTTTACATGCCGTATTGGTTTACCGGGATGCTGTCTGAGTATTCGTCGTCGTCACCACCGGAGATGCTGGCGGAGTTGTGGGCGATGATTTCGCATCCGGATTATCCAAAGTGGAAGCAAGCGTTTGTGGCGTCGCTGCGTGCTGACAACTCCAAAGCGAAGTTCCTTGCGGTGCTGAACGCTGCCGAAATCTACTTCAATCCGGAATCAGACCTATTGGTCAAGGTGGGTGATCTGTGATGACCGTGACAAGCAACGGCAAGCTGTCGGCGACCGGAGCGATTCGGGAGGCGGTACCGGTCATTCTGGCGGCCGCCTTTGAGGAACAGCTGGCAAAGTACGGGACGAAACCGAATATGGATTGGTCGACACCTGTTCCGGATGGTTTCGACGTGGTCGGCGCGTTCATGTTTCTACCCGTTATCAAGCGGGCAGATCAGCCCTTGATGCCGTCGACCGTCTTGTGGGTATGGCCGTATCAAGACCCGAACTTGTTGGACGGCTGGACGTTGTCGCAGCTAGAGGCGCTGTTTCCCCAGTGGGAGCCGTCCGTGGCGCTCTGACCCGTCCGGGTGTCAGAATGGTTGGCATGGCAGAGCCTGACATGCTGGATACCGTTATTAGCGCGTTCGACTTGTTCGTTGTCGGCTCGGTTGAGGATTCGGGGGCGCTGATCTTGTCGCGTGATGGCCGGACACCAGTTGATGAGACGGTGGTCTTTCTAGCGACTGATCCAGAGGCCGAAATGACTCTGACGGAAGCAGAGTCGAAGCTGGGTGGGGTGACGTGGCTGATTGAGCCTGAGCCGTATGACGGCAATCCGGCTGGGCCGTGGGCCGAGGGGGATCAAGCTGACGGGATGGTGGACGTCGCCGCAATGGCAGATGAGTGGACGCCAATGATGGCAGCCGTTGCTGATCCGTCTGCGGAAGCGTTGGCGGCAGAACAACAGGCTGCGGTGCAGGACGTGGAGAAGCGAGTCGGCCAGTTGGAGGGGATGGTCGCTGAAATCATGTTGGCGAGCGTTGCCGATGAAGCGTTCGGCGCCTCGGCGACGGATGTGGTTGTGGTGGAGCGACCGATGCCACGGTTTGCTGCGTTGGGCGTGGAGCTTGCCGGGTTGGGGCGGACCGTGGCGCGTCTCGCTGCGGCAGACGAGACGATGGGCGAGGACTTGGACAAGCGGCTGTCAAAGGTGCTGGAGCGCCTAGACAAGCTGGAGTCGACGATCGCCGAGTTGATGGACGACAAGGTCGCGGATGACGAAATGGGCGATGAGGGGGACGAATCGGATGAGAGCGGGACGCTGGTAGACGAGACGTTGCCTCCGGCAAAGACCGCAGCTTTCTTCACGAATACCCGAGGTGTTCGTGTGTGGCACGATCCGAATAGCGGCAAGTTTGCGCCTGCGGGGTTTGTGTCTCTGGACGTACTTCGACGTCTGTTCAATGGTTCCCCAGAGGCACGCACCGAGATTACAGAGGCGCTGCGTAAGGCCCGTAAGATTGATCCGAAGCTCACGCTGGCGGATGCGCCGATTCGGGTGTTGGGGCCACGTCCGTCAGATCGCGAAAGCGGTTTGCATTGGGATGCGGCGAAGCGGTCATTGTTCTCGTCGTGGCGGCGTTCGACGCCGGATGCTGATAAGTACGTCCGCAAGACGTTCGGTATTGGGCCGGATGAGTCAAGTCGTCAAAGCGTTCGCGCTGATCGCATGTCGGTTCGGTCAATGCCGGATGGCGCACGACCGGAAATTGATCCGACAACAGGCGAACCGAGCGACACCGATTTCTCGGTTGCGGAGTTCCGGAACGGTGACGTGAACTTCTACTTGTCCTACGCCGCCGACGCTGACGAGTATCAGTTGGTTCGATCGCCGAACGATCCGATCGGCATTGACGAGGTCGCGGTTGAGAGCGGCAAGTTCCCGATGGGTACGAGTGCTCAGGAGGTTGCGGCGACGTTGGCGTCTCGCGCCGGTTTCAATGATTTCGCTGACGCGTTGGACGCCGAGTTGACTGACCGGATTAGTGGCCCACCAGTAGACACGTTGGCGGCTGATCGGGTGCAAGCTAGTCCTGTTCCCCGAGGGGCTAAGCCACAAGTTGACCCGCTTACTGGTGAGCCAAGCAGAGTGGACTTCGACGTTGCGGAGTTCCGGAACGGCGACGTGCGGTTCTATCTGAGCTACGCCGCCGACGCTGACGAGTATCAGCTGACGCGCAGCCCTAACGATCCGCTCGGCATTGACGAGGTTGGCGTTGCGAGCGGCAAGTTTCCGGCTGGTACAAGCCCGGAAGAAATTGCGGCGACGTTGGCTGACCGGGCGGCATTTCGGGATTTCGCTGACGCGTTGGACGCCGAGTTGACTGACCGGATTAGTGGCCCACCAGTGGACACGTTGGCGGCTGATCGGATGCGTGTCGCACCGGCTGTACGTCCAATGGATAGTGCGATGGCACGCGTGGCGTTGCAGCAGATCGGCACGATGAACGTCATGGCAATCTCCGGTGGACGATCCAGTATCGACGCTGAGGGACGACTAGTGCTTCCCGTTGCCGCTGGTTATCGGGTGCGCGTGTCGCTTGCTCCGAACGACACCTACACCGTGGAGCGGGTGTTTAGTCGTGGCGGCGTTGATTCGGTCAAGGGTCGTGTCGACACGGTGTATGACAGCGAGCTTGGCGAGGTGGCCTATCGGGCGTCGAATTTCCGGGATGGACCGTTCGGCCCTAGCGATTCAACATTGATGGCGAATCGCATGACGCTAGTAGATGCGTCCGGCGTAGAGCCGTTCGACGTCGACGCGTTCATTCGCAACAACCCTCAGCGTGAAGGTGAGGAGTTGTTTGCGTGGCAGGGTCGGATCGTGGAATCGCTGCCGATTGACGTGCAGTCTGAGGTCTTGTTCCAGTTGCGGGAGACGTACGACGCATCTCCTCGGGTCGCAGCTGGCATGGAACGCTGGCAGCAGGATCACGGTTTGCCTGCTATCCCGCCGGGTTTGTCTGACGAACGCGCTGATCTAGACGAGGCGAATCGTGCGGCCACCTTCTACGAGGGAGCGCCTGACGCTTCAGCCGATCCGGAAGTGCAGGCTGCATACGCTGACTTTGTGCAGCAGAGCGAGGAGATGTGGAGCTTCCTGACCCGCCCTGAAAGTGAGGGCGGTATGGGAATCAGAGTTGAATTCACCGATCAGCCGGACCCTTATGCGACCGCTGAAGCTCAGCGTGACGACATTGAGAATAACGGCCACTTGTGGATTGAACGGGGATTGGGCGGCGAGCATTCAGCGACCGTGAGCGACGAGGAATACGACCGCTTTCGTGCTGTCCATGACGTGTTCGGGCACGCAGGTATTGGCAGCGGCTTTGACCGACATGGCGAGTATCAGGCGTGGCTTGCTCATGCGGCGATGTATTCCGGCTTGGGGCGTCGGGCCATGTCGACCGAATATCACGGGGTCAATAGTGCGGCGTGGTCGGGCGCACCCGGCACACCGGGAACGGGCAAGAGCGTCTTGTTGCCGGATGAACTTGGGGAGCCACCGTGGCTGCGAACGCAGCAGTTGGGCGGCTTGTCAGACGACTATTTGCTCAAGTTGTTTGCTGCCGATCCTGCGCCTCCGGTTCGGGCGGAGCTTGTGCGGCGGGGACTGCTGCCCATGACAGCGGCGATGGGTGAGCCACCGGTTGATCCTGTGACTCGCCTGTTGGAGTGGCTTGGGCTGACAGCTGGTTCGCCGGAGGCGTCGGCAGTTGCCCGTCAAGCGTCTCACTTGGGATGGCACAAGTAGACGGTTCGGGTTTCGGAATGGTCTAGCCGTAGTAGATACTGACGGCCATGAACGTGTTCCCACAGGTGGACGGGCGGTTGATGGCGCGCGTCGCAGCGGTCGGCAAGGGTAAGCGCCGACGTAAGCGTGCTGATCGCGGTCCGAATCCGAAGTCCACCCCGAAGGAAATCGCAGGTAAGCACGGACATAAACCGCACGGCAAGAGCATCTTGTGGCCCGCCTTGTATGAGCATCTGCGGGCTAAGGGAATGACTAAGAGCAAGGCCGCGCAGATTTCTAATGGCATGTGGCGAAAGAAGCGCGGGTTGCCGCCGAAGTCGGTGCCGGGAAGCAAGGGCAAGGTTCCTATCGGGAAGGCTGGCGCCGTGGAAAGCGTCGGTGATGTAAAGGAGGCCGTCGTGGCCGAAATGTCTTCTGGCGGAAGGTCTCTCTCTGTTGCTGCCCGTGAGAACGCAGCCGAGGCGGGGTTTGCGCTTCCGGATGGGAAGCTGCCGATCCGGAATCGGGACGAGCTTGCTGCGGCAATCAGCCTGCGCGGCAAGGTTGAAGGGCACTCCATGCGAGAGATTCGTGACCACATCGTGCGTCGCGCCCGAGCGTTGGACGCTGTAGCTGATCTACCGGAGGCGTGGCGTATGCCGAAGCAGGGGGCGATGCAGGCGTACCGATGCGCGAAGACTGGTGGCGTGATGATGATGCCGTGTGCGGGTTGCCCGAATCCTGCTGCTTGTGCGATGTGACGATGAACCTTGATGACCTTGACTTGAAGCCAACGGCAGGGATGGTCGCTGAGGCGAAGCGCGCTTTGGCGTGGAGGTCTGAACATGGCCGTGGCGGTACGGCGGTAGGCATTGCCCGTGCACGGGACATTGCGAATGGGTCACGGTTGTCTCCGGACACGGTGATGCGGATGGCGTCGTTCTTTGCCCGCCATGAGGTTGATAAGGGTGGTAAGGGGTTCAAGCCGGGTGAGGACGGATTTCCGTCGAATGGCCGCATAGCGTGGGCGCTATGGGGCGGCGACGCTGGAGCTAGCTGGAGCAGAAAGATGGCTGAACAAGTGAAGCGTGCTCGGACTGCGTCTGTGGCATCGCAACGTGCAGTGGTTTCTCACTTGCCGTTGGCGGAAGCTCAGGTGTCTGCGCTGCGGTTTCGTAGGGCGCTGACTCCCGCAGAGTTGCAGCAGAGGAAAGACGCAGCTAAGTCCGCCGCTGAGAAGCGTCGCCGTGGCGATACGACGACTGCCAACCCTCTGGAAGTTCGTCGGCGTGACCTTCGCGCGAAGCAGCTGAAGGAGACGGAGCAGCGGAAGGCGGCGGCGCGCCGTCTTCGCAAACAACGACGCGAGGGGCGTTATCTGCGGTCGGCGTTGAAGTCGGCAAAGCACGCGATCGGCCATGAGTTCGAGACGGCAGGAAAGCTCGTCAGCGGCGAGCATCAAGTCGTCCCGTTTGACTATCGGGTTCGCGTTGGGGCTGCCGCCTTTGAGGAGGGCAAGCACAAGCGTGATGCCACAGGGAAGTTTGCTGTGAAGTCGTCTTCGGAGCGTGCCCGAAAGGTCAGTGAACGACCGCCGGGTTGGAACGGCCGTTGTATGAATCGTGGCTATGCAGCGGACAATCCAGATATTTGTGGTGGCGGACCGGCGATGAACGCTGACAAGCGCGACGGGGCAGCCGCACGATCGGATAAGCGACAGGCTGAAATCAAGGCGGCGCGATCGAAGGGGTCGCAGTCGGCTAAGGGTCTTGCAGCTGCCGGTCGTCGTTCAGCAAAGGTCAAGTAGCGTGGGATGTGGGTGTGGTTCCAAGCCTGCGTTTGTTGTCAATCCGCGACGCGGTTCGGTCAACCAATGGAGCGTCATTTATCCGCATGGCGCAGTGCGGCCATTCGCCGATGAAGACGCTGCGCGTTTGTTCATCACGAACCGAGCCAACCCTCAGAGTTACACGTTGGTCGATCCAACCGGATCGCATGTCGCTATGTGAAACACGCGACCGCCATGATGGAGGAAGTCGGACCCCCGGTGGTCTCCGGCTCAAAGTTCGCCCGGTGCGGACGACCGACAACAGGATGATCCCAACCGGGACTGATTCACAGGGAGCACACCCCGATGAGCGAGAACACTGGGCACGACGGCGAGAACATCGTCGACGAGGTTGAGGACGACGTCGTCGACTACGGCTTGATGACTGAGGCCGAGCTTCGCGAGCGGCACGCTGCGCTGAGCGACCTGATCGACGAACTGCGCGAGCAGCCTCGGTCGATTGAGGTTGTGCAGGTCATCAACGATCTGAGGGCCGAGCGCAATCTGATCGTGGAGACCGTTCGGGAGCTTCAGGTCGCTGACGAGGCGATCGAAGCCGATCTTGATTTCGACGCCGCTCCGGTGTCGACCGACGAGGCAGATGCCGCGTCGACCACGACCGACGAGGTTGCTGAGGCTTCGGCCGCAACGACCGCTGAGGACGCCACCATTGAGACTCAGGAGGCTGAGGTGTCCGACGATTCCACCATCGCAGAGGCAGAGGGGGTGATCGCCGAGGCGCTCGTCGCTGGAGTCGGTGAGCGCCCTGTCGCTCCGACTGCTCCCAGCAAGCCCGTTGTCGCCTATCACGCTGGAGCCGGTCAGTCGGCTTTCTCGCAGGGTTCGGCTCTTGACCTTGCGGGTCTCGGTCGGGCGTTCGAGTCCATGAAGGGCATTCAGCCGGGTGCCGACGGTCGGGTGACGCAGGCTGTCGTTGCTGCGCTTCCCGCTTTCGAGGACACGCATGAGCTTGCCGTTCCTGTCCTGAGCGAGCGGAATACTGCCGCTCAGAACGACAGCATCATCGGCGAGGCCGTTGAGGCTTGGCGAGCGAATCGGGCGGGTGAGCCGCTGGCTCACACTGCGGCGATCTGTGATCCGCTGGATATCATCCGCGAGATTCCCGAGGTCGGCGTTACCGACACGCCGTTCGCCAACCTGTTCCCGCAGCGTCCAATCGGCCGTCTCGGTTTCACCTACACTCCGGCTGCTGCGATCGCTGACACGAACGACGGCATCGCCGTGTGGACCGAGGACGATCAGTCTGCGGTTGATCCGGACGACTCGTCGACGTGGAAGCCCTGCGTTGACATTGCGTGTTCGTCTCCGGTGGAGGTCAAGGCGAAGGAACTGACGACCTGCGCCACGGTCGACACGATGGTCGAAATGTCCAGCCCTGAGCGTGTGCGGGAGTTCCTGCACCTCATGGGTGTTCAGCGGGCACGTCGCCGGGAGCAGCACATTCTGGACCTGTTCGACGACACGGCTTCCGGCTACACCTTCGCTGGCACCTACGGCACCCTGCCGTCGCTGATTCAGGCGGTTCACACCGTCCTGCCTCAGCTGCTGTATGCGGAGCGTGAGGATGCTGCGAGCTACGACCTTGTGCTTGAGCCGGGCTTCGTCAACAAGCTCATTTACGACGAGCACAACAAGGCGTACACCGATCCGTCGGATGCGCTGGCGACCCTTCGGTCGGCGACCGGCCTGAACGTCACGGTCCTCCGGGACTTCGTTGGGGCCAGCCCCTTCCAGACGCCGCCGACTGCCGGTGGTGGTTCGGCGACGCTCGCTGAGGTTCCCGACACGAACCGGGTTCGGATCGTGCCTGCCGGATCGTACATCTACGCTGCTACTGGCGAGGAGTCGACGGGTTGGCAGACCGACCCGCAGCTTGCCCGTCAGAACAAGCGGCAGGTGTTCTCCGCCGAGTACGTCCTGCTGGCGAAGCACAGTGGTGCCAAGGCTGCGTTCATTGATATCACCTCTGCGGGTGATGGCAGTCGGGCTTGCTGCGCCGAGCCGTTCGGGACCGAAGGTTACAGCGGTTCCTGATCTAACAGCTGATCTGTTGTGAGACGGTCCGCCCCCTTCGGGGGGCGGGCTGTTTCGCGTTACGATGCGGGTGATGAGAGCGAAGGCGCTGCCGTGAAGGTTGTAGTGCTCTGCCCAAGACGGGCTGATAACGGATGGCGTGACGAGCTATGGGGCTTTGTGCGCGCGTGGTGGACGACGCACCATCCGGAATGGCCGATCGTGGAGGGTTTCCACACCGACGGTTTGTTCAACCGCTCAGCGGCGATCAATCAAGCGGCTAGCAATGCTGGCGACTGGGACGTAGCGATCATCATTGACGCCGATACGCTGTCTGATCCGACGGCTATTCGTCTTGGCGCAGATATGGCCGAGTGGTCGGGATGCATGGTTGTGTGCCATGACCGGCGCGTGATGCTGAGTAAGCACGGTACGAAACGCATTCTGCGCGGGTACCGGCATTCGTGGCATACGCGCAATTTCGTTGAGCGCACATGGTTTGAGTCGTGTTCGTCAGCTGTGGCTGTGAGTCGCTCAGTGTTTCAGCGTGCCGGTGGGTTTGACGAGCGGTTCGTTGGGTGGGGTCGCGAAGATTCGGCGTTCCGGATTGCATGTGAGACAGTCACAGGTAAGCCGATGTTGCGTGTGTCGTCAGAGGCGTGGCACTTGTGGCATCCAGTAGCTGAGGGCACGCAGCACGGTCACCCTGATCGGGCGTTGAACGATCAGCGTTTCGAGCAGTATCAGAAAGCCGCCGGGGATGTTGCACGGGTGGACTCGTTGACGGGAGGCGCATGGCTATTCCACGGGTAATTCATCGCACTGTGCCAGCTGTCGTTGACGGAACGGTTGAGCGTCTGTGGCGATCGGTGACGCGCTTGCATCCGAATTGGGATTGCTTGACGTGGAGAGAGCCGCTGGACCCGACGGCGTTTCCGTTGACAAGCGACTTGTGGGATCGGTGCGAGAGCGGCGCGCAGAAAGCCGACATTGTTCGCCTTGAACTACTCGTCACTCATGGCGGCATCTACGTTGATGCGGACGTGGAAGGGTTGCGGCCGTTTACGTCGCTCCTAAGCTGCGGCGCGTTTGCCGGATACGAGGATGAGCGAATCATCCCGAATGCGGTGATGGGGGCAGAAGCGGGACACCCGGCGTTTGTGCGAATGTTGGAGATGGCAAGTGAACGACTCGCTGCCGGTGTGTCGACGTGGCACATTGGACCCGGAACGACGACGCCTGTTCTGCAAGAGCGTGATGACGTCCTACTGCTGCCACCCGGCAGCTTGTATCCGTACCACTATCTAGAGCGCCGTCGGCGTCGCGAGAACTTTCGTGAAACCCAGCCGTGGGCGTTCTGCGTGCATCACTGGCATGGGTCGTGGTTGAGCGACGATCAGCGTCGCAGTCTGGAGCAACGGCAGCGATGACAGACGCTTTGTTCAATGCGTTGATGGAATTGAGTCCAATCCCACCCGGAACGACAGATGGCGTTGACGGTTGGCTGACCTCCAACGAGGAGGCCGCTTTGCTGGCGTTGGGCCGGTACGCAAGCGGTCCGGTGCTTGAGGTTGGACCGTGGCTCGGCCGATCTACGGCATGTATCGCCGCAGGTATTAGCCAACGCGAACAAGTCGTGGCGTTCACGACCGTGGAACTAAACCCGACCGTTGAGCAGTGGACTGAGATTGATGGCCTGTGGCATTTCATTCCGGACCCGAACATGCCGTCTTTAGGCGGGTCATCACGGGATGAGTGGCTTGCCATCGAAGCGGTTGTGTCACACCCGCTCGGCGTTGTCGGGCAGTTGCGCCAGAATCTAGACCGGTTGGGTGTCGCTGCGCTGGTTGATGTTGTCATCGGCGACTTTCGGCAGGTGCCGCTAACCCCTCCGTATCAGACCGTGTTTAGCGACACTCTGCATAACCCGGATGAAATTGACCGGTATGCGCTCAAGTTTCGGGCGTTGCTGGAAGACGGCGGCGTGTTCGCGTGCCATGACATGACGCCGCAGAATCGCGAATCACTAGGGCGTGTGATGACTTTCGATCAAGAAACGCAGATCGACGGCTTGTTCGTAGGGCGTGTGTCGTGAACGCTGGTGAGGTCTTCGGCAAGATTTATCAGACTGATTTCTGGAACGGCGGCTCGGGAGTCGGATCAGCGGCAGAAACGACGGTCGTGTATCGGGCCTTTCTAGATCGCTTTCTGACGAGAGCGAACATCACGTCAGTAGTCGACGTTGGTTGCGGTGATTGGCAGCTAGGTCGACTCGTTGACTGGAGCGGCGTGAACTACGTCGGCATTGACGTGGTCGATTCCGTCATTGAAGCCAATGCGGATGCCTATGGTTCTGACGCCGTCCGGTTCGCTGAATTTGATGTGCTTGATGATCTAGACGCATTGCCGGTCGCCGATGCATTGCTAATCAAAGACGTGTTGCAGCACTGGCCGATTGCTGATTGCAAGCGGTTCTTGTCATGGGCGACTAGTCGGTATGACTATGTCGTCGCAACGAACGACGTCTCTCATGTCCGGTCGTCTCGTCGCATGACCAACACAGATGTTCCTCTGGGCGGTTGGCGATGCCTAGACGTTGAAGCGAAGCCTTTCGGTTATCGGGCCGTCTACACCGAGGACTATCCAGTGCTGGAGACGTGGGTCAAGCGCATCGCCGTTCTACACAACTTCAAGTGGCTCGCTCCTTGAAGACGGCGGTCGTGGTGCCGTGGCGGAATGCACCCGACCGGCTCCCATTGTGGTCGTTCGTCAAACGGCGCCTAGAGGAGCAGTATCCCCAGTGGCCGGTGATTGAAACGGATTGCTCTCCCGGGCCGTTCAGTCGCGCCGAGTGCATCGTTAGGGGCGCACAAGCAGCGGACGCCGACGTCGTAGTTGTGACCGATGCTGACGTTATCCTGCACGGTGATCTAAGCGATTCCGTTGCGGCGGTCATGGCCGGACCCGCTGCGTGGGCTGTCCCCCATTGGCATTTACGCAGGCTCACCGCAGAGGCTAGCCACGCCGTCATGGCAGGTGCGCCGTTGAGCGAACGGTTGCCGCTAGCCGAGAAAGCCTACAAGGGCAACGCTACAGGGACGCTAGTGGTGCTTAGGACTGACCTATTGTTTGCCGTACCGCCCGACGTGAGGTTCCGAGGCTGGGGGCAAGAGGATGAGGCGTGGGCAGCTGCACTGCGATTGCTGGCCGGTGAGCCGTGGCGTGGAGCGGCTGACCTGTTCCACTTGTGGCATCCTCCGGCAGAACGGATGAGTCGTGTGGAGGGCAACCCGGAAGGGGTGCGGCTTCGGCATCGTTATGATCGTGTGGCTCGTAGCCGCCCGATGATGCAAGCCTTGGTTGACGAGTCCAAATCAGCGTGGGTTTGGTAGGTCGTGTCGCCGGTTTCTGGCCCATGCTTTGATGGAGGTGAGTTGTCGTTCACGCCAGACCATGATGATTTCGTCTACGGGGACGTTGGCGTCGGTGGTAACGACGTGCCCAGCAAGATGAACAAGCATGGCGTCCCCGAATCGGATGCCGCATCCGGCGCTGAAGACTGCCTTGGTTGGGCGACCACATCCGGCAAGGCATTGACCCGGAGACGGGTTGAAGCCGATGCATGTAGGCGGCTTAGTGAGCGAATCGACGTACACCTGTAGGAGTGAGGGTGGAACGACGCCGGTTGCAAGGTGGCCGAGCAGGACGCCCTGCACGCGCCGGTTGTGTCCGGGAGCGAAGGTCCGGTCGGTCTCGGTTCCGCATCCGCAGACGCAGATGCCATACCGGTGAGCCATGCCGCTCATGCTAATGCAACCCGAGTGTCCGGTTAGACTGCTATCATCATCTTGCTGTCGAACTGAGGAGCAATTGCGTGTCTGATCTAATCCCCGCTCACGACGAAGTTGACGTCCAGCTGCCACCCGGTCTGCAAGCCATCCGAGCCGCCATCGGGGCATCGCTGGACGACGTCAAGGCACTAGACGAGTCAGGTGACCTGACCGGCTTGCTGGTCGGCATTGCAGCGATCGACACGATTCGTCGTGACCTTGGCGACCTGCGGTCAGTCGCTGGCGCCGCCGCCGCAGGACACATGGAGAGCAAGCAAGTGGCGATCGACAACGTCGGCTTGTTCGAGCGCAAGTCTGACGTCAAGCGCACGACCGACTGGGATGCCATCATCGGCGAAATCCGCCGTCGGGCACTAGTAGATTCGGATACCGGCGAGGTGGTCGACGATCCAGCACTAGCTGTGGAACGATGCTTGGCGCTGATTCGGGATATCGTGCCGCTCTACCGTTCGACCTCGGCTAAGCAGGGCGGTCTAAGCGGAGCCGGAATCGACAAGGAACAGGTACAAGACTCTGAGTGGAAGGCGCCCAATGTCGTGTTCAAGGGAAACCGATGACTGACGACACCTTGACGCCAGAGTTGCTCCACCTCGCGACCGAGCACGGCGACCCGCACGTTCGGGACGTGTGCCGTCGGGCGTTGACCTTGATCGACCCGACTGCGGTCCCCATGCCGGAAGCTGACGTCGCTCTCGTCGCAGACGCGATGAGCGGGCATCTGTGTTCGCTCCTCGCTAATCGTGTAGCGGAGCAGCGTGGGCGTCGACCAAGGATCACCGCGCGATGGATTCAGGACATGGGGTTGCTCCTCCGACGTGGGCCGAAACACGTCGATTCGGGACCGATGGACGCCGAAACGATCGCCGAAATGATCGACCTGATCTTCACGCGTCTCGGCGAAGTCAACGGTCGTGGGTTCTGTTGGGCAGATCAGGTGCGGTCGCCGTCGGCCCTGCGGGACCATTGGGAACAATTGGAAGTCGCATTGCGACGTCAGCCTGCGCCGGGTCCGTCTACTGGCGAGGTTGTTGAAGCGGTTCGTCGCTTGAAGGCGCTCGGCTTGTGAGTCCCGAGGAGGCGGTTCGGGTGGCTGAGCTTGTCGGCCAGTTGTGGCCGAGTCCATCGCTGAATGGCGAGCGTCTTGCCTTCTATGCGTCGGCATTGACCGTCATCCCCGAGTCGGGTGCGGCGATCCGAACAGTCAACGACCTCTTTGTTACTGAACGCTGGCAGCCGACACCGGGCGACGTGATTGATCGGGCAATGAGGCTTGATGCTGAGGCGCTGCGCGAATGGCACAAGATCGCAATTGGAGCATCGGATGCCCAGCATCGCCGTCCAGTTCAAGTCGCGTTGGACCCGCTAGCCGCTGCGGCGTTGCGTCAGGTGTGTGGGAGTTTGATCGACGTGCCGTTGGAACGGGGACCACGTTTGGACAAGGTGCGGGAACGGTTCATTGCAGAGTACGTTGCGCGACGGCGGCAAGCGATCAGCCGCACGTCGCTGAGCGGGAGGCTGGAAATTGGATCAGGTCACGACGAGTAACGCAATGCCGCGCCGCAAGAGTGGCATCGTGGAGACGTTCCGTTGTCCGGAATGCTGGGACAAGCGGTGGGTTGACGTAGGGGTTGAGGGTGAGGCTCCGTGCTTCCAGCCGTGTCGGCATTGTGCCATCGTTCAGCACCATCGGTGGCGAGACGGTCATCACGCTCTGGATCACACTTGTGACGAGTGTGCAGCCGTGAGGTCCGGTCGTGCGACCGTGTATGACTACGCATCGGACGGTGAGTATCTTGGCGCGACGCCGCACGGCTAAGCGACCGCTGCATTGTTGCGAGGTGCACGGCGACCATAGTGACACGGCCGCTTGTGGTTACTTCATCTGTGATACGGCGTATGGCGAACGCGTCTTCTTGTGGGCGTGTGGCCCTTGTCGACAATGGTGGCTGAACCGTCATCCAGAAAGCGCGTGGGTTGGCTGGGGAGTCGATACGTCGACCTCACCCGCAATCGGCACGCCCTAGCCCTACACTATGGATCGACCGATCCCCGGAGGTTCACGCTGTGTTTCTGCCAGCACCGGCCCCGTCCATTCAGCCGGACCCTACTGAAATCAATCTCCTCACCTCCGCCGATCCGCTCCCTGCGGGAGTGGCGAGCTACGACCGGTGGCGCACCGGGCTTGCTCAGCGGCACACCTACACGGTGGCTACTGGAACGTGGCCCGTCGACTGCGTTAGCGAAGATGAGAAAGACGCGATCGGAGAAACCGCAAACGCCGTTTCTGAGTTCTTCCCGGTTAGCCTGTATTCGCATCACGGGTGCGCTGGACGTGTGGACGTTGAAGCGTATCGGGCTGAGGCGATTGCCCGTGTTGAGCAGGCAACTCCGTACCTGCTGGCACAAGAGCTTTGGACTGGAACGGTCAGCGGAAACCCGTCGCTTCAGTCGACTGGGTTCGACCTGACACCGTTCGTGGGTTCTGACTTGACCCCCGCAGAGGGCGTTGCTGCCTTGCTCGGTGCCTTCGAGACAGTAACGGCTGGGGCTAAGACGTTTGTGCATGTCCCGCAGCCGATCGTGTTCGACCTGATCGACAAGGTGCTAGTGACCCGACAAGGCAATCGGCTTGTGACGGCGAACGGACACGTCATCATTCCGGGACCGGGTTATCCGGTGGCTCCGGGTAGTCACGGTCCGGCAGGTTCCGATCCAGCTGATGCAGGGGAGTTCTGGATTTACGCCACGGGTTGCGTAGAGGTCGGAGTGCATACGACCTTCACGACCGGAGCCGAGGACAACGCCGTCGGCGGATACGCTCGCCAGAACCTTGTCGAATACTATGCCGAGCGCCTTGCAATCTACCGCTTCCCGCCGACAGTTATGGCGATCAAGGTTCGTGCTAGCTGGTACGCTGCGGGTTCGTGACGTTCCTATCGGTAGCACTTCTGAGTCTTGCAGCCTACCGACTGGTTCGCTTGTGGCTGTACGACACGATCATGGACAAGCCGCGTGATTTAGCTTGGCATGTCCTAAGCAAGCCGGGTCGGTTCCGAGGGTGGCTACTAGCCTTGTTGACGTGTCAATGGTGCCTTGGGGTTCATGTGGCATTGTGGCTGACCTTTGGCTGGGTAGTAGTAGTCGTCGGGTGGGATGGGTGGTCGTCGTTTGCGACGTTGATTGTGACGTGGTGGGCAGTAGCGGCGTTGCAGTCGTGGTGCCACTTCATTGAGGATCGGTTGGCTGGCCCCGAGGTTTGATGGCGGTGTCTAGCTGCGTGGTACAGTCAGTCGACTCAACCGCACCCAACCGGAGCATCGTGGATTCTGCAACCTTCCTGACCGTCGTCAGCTATCTACCTGTCATCGCGTTGATGCTGGTATTGGTTCGTACAACGTCGCTACGCAAGCGGAAATACGCCGGACCTGTCGATCTTGACAGAGTTGATTTCTGGGCGTTGGTCTCGGCAGTCGCTCTCATGTTGGCTGTCGTGGTAGTGGTGGTCCAGTCCGCATGATTGACGTCACCTCAATGGACTACTCGGCGGCGCTTTGTCGTGGACGCGACCCGGAACCTTTCTTTGAGCAGAGTCGAACGCCGGAGATGTTGGCGTTGTGCGACACCTGTCCGGTGCAACCGGCTTGCATCCGTGAGCACGTCAATGAGCGAATGGGCGTGTGGGGGTGCTCTGAACGTGCCCGACGGCGACTTCGACCACTATTGCGGGCGCGCCCTGACATGCCCGATGTGGAGCTTATGCAGATTGCCCGTCGTGATTCGCAGGGGCGACCAGTAGCGCGCGTGATTGCGATGACGGCGATGGCCGAATCTGACGCTGAGCGGGCGGTGCGTCTGCTCAGGAGTGAGGGGTTCGACGACCGACAGATCGCTGACATGCTTGGCGGATCGCCCTTGCGGATGCGCGAAGGTCGCGCCTGATACGTTCAGTTCATGCCGGATTGGGTGGTGCTGAGCGATATTGATTGCCCTTCATGTCTGGAGCGTGTGTTGGATCATCCGGCCTTGTTGGCGGGTATGACGACAGAACGTGCGGCTCGGTGGGCTATTTCTGTTCATGGGGCCGTGTGCGATGGCGCACCGCTGTCAGGCAGAGCGGCTAAGGTAGCGCAGCGGTAAACAAGGGCTGTTTACTGCGTCGACCCGGAGGTCAAAGATGCGCCGCATTCTCACCGTTGCCGTCACCGTGCTGATTGGGGCAATCGCTGCTAGCTGCACGCCAGAGGAGATCGCGCTGTTCCAGTCGCTTCCCGCCGATCAACAGACCGCTGTGCTGGAAACGCTGTGGCCGTCAGAGGACTGCAACGCCGCCATTGACCGGTGGTGGCCCGGAGACAGAGCATGGGCGAAGCGGATCGCTTGGCGTGAGTCCCGGAACACGCCGACAGCGCGTAACGCCAGCGGGGCGTCAGGCTGCCTTCAGATGATGCTGCCCCTGCACAACCGCAGGTTCACGGCGGTGGGGTGCTCCCCGTCTCAGTGGTCGAACGCCGCCTGCAACATCAAGGCAGCATGGCACCTCTACCAAGAGGTCGGCCCGTCGCCGTGGAACCTGTGATTACGGCTTGCTCAGGGCGAGAACTTTCTCGGTAGAGACTCTGCGTTCGCCGTTCTGGCCGTAGCGCATTCTCATCGTTCGGACCGGTCGGGCTTCCTCCAAGCGAAACCCGAGGTCGATCAGCGTTGATAGATGCCACTCCACCACGGGTTGCTCTATGCCTTTGCGAATGTGATTGGAGACGTTGACGATCAACATGCCACCCGGCTTGAGCACGGTATGGCACTCGGCCCAGACGGTCTCATGCAGGTTTCGGTATTCAGTCCCCCACTGGAGTCCCGCCCCGTTCCACGGCGACAAGGCGCGACCGAGGGCGATCCTGTAGGTGAAACGTCTGCTGCCGTTCGCGTCACCCGCGTAGTTGTCGGCCATGCGGTTGCCGTAGGCAGGCGACGTGACGATGGCGTCGACGGACTCAGGGTCAAACATGCAGCTGAGGTCGGTTGAGTCGCCACAGATCGTGTCTGGGTGGGCTGCCGCCCATTCCGGCTCTAGTTCTACCCCGACGGTCCGGTAGTCGCTCAGAGCGTGAATCCCGCCTACTCCGGCGAACGGGTCTAGGACTGTGCTGCCCGGATTGACGTAGACCACAAGCAGAGCGGCGATTGTATCCAGAATGGGCGTGCTGAATTGTGCTGGGTGGCGTGCCATCGGCGCGATTGTAGGCGTAAAGCGGCTAGTAGCGCGTAGCTGTGTGATCGCTCAGGGTCTAATACCACGGTGCTTGACGCTGTCACGGGGGAGGACTAGCTTCATGTCTGTCCTAGAAACCCAACGAAAGGAACGGACAACATGACCATCGAATTCACCACCGAGCAGCTTCGGGGAATCGTGGTACGACTGGCCGCCGACTACGGCCTCGTCGTCGACACCTTCACCGAGCAGACGCTCCCCACCACCACTCCCGACGTGCTCGTCTACAACACGAACCCGCAGGCGTACAACGGCGTCGTCGTGGAGGTCGCAGCGTTGAACCGCAAGGTCTTCGTCACCAGCGCCACCAGCCTCGCCGATCTGGGCAGCTTGTTCCACTCGGTCAACCAGCACAAGCGGTCGCTGGCGAAGCTGGAGTGGGCGGCAGATCGGATCGACGACCCGGAGACCTGACTGCAACTCATCCCCTCTCCCTGACTATGGGGCGGACCTTCGGGTCCGCCCCATAGTCGCGTCAGGACGGCGGTATCATTCGGGCGTGGTCATCCTGTCTGCCCCCGCTTACATCATCGGCACCGCAATCGCATGGTGCATCAAAGCGATCGTCTGGCTCGCCTACGCCGTCGTACTGATCCCCGTGCGTGGCGTGCGCTACGTTGCTCAACGTGAAGCGCAGCGGCCCACCGCAACGGCGTACGCCACTCCGGCGTACTACTGGCATCCCCAGTACGGGTGGCAACCTACGGCGTACTCCGCTTCGACAACGATCAAAGCGGGCCGCCGCTATCGCCGCTGAACGCAGCAGGCTCCGAGAGGAGCTAACCGTTGAACGTGGTCGCCTCTGCCAGTATCCCGAGTGCCGGGAGCCGTGGGTTGACATGCATGAAGTGAAGAAACGCTCGCGTGGCGGATCGCCCGTGGACCCAACCAACATTCTCTGTCTGTGTCGTGCTCACCATGAGTGGACTGAGGCAGAGCCTGACGAGGCGACCCGAATGGGATTCCTCAAACCCTCTTGGGAGGATTGAAAGATGCCAAAGGTGCGAAGTCGCTCACCACGCATGTCGCCGGTTAGGGCCGCTAGTGGGACGTCTTATGTGGATCGGGCGAAACTACACGCCGAAGTCGTCGAAGGCGGGGCTTTCGACGGTTGTTGGACATGGCTTGGGCATATCTCAGGCGGGGTGCCGCGACTGAGTCGCCGACCGGGTGATGGACGTGGGCCGATCAATGCGCGCGTGGCCGTGCTCGCCGAGACGTCCGGACGCCCAGAATGGGCACATACGGCGACTGCGACTTGTGGCAACGACGAGTGCGTGAACCCAGCCCACTTGGCGTGGGAGTCTCGGGCGGATTTCCATTCTCGGATTGCTAAGCCTCGGGTGAAGGTCAGCGACGAACGGGTCCGCCAAGCGTGGCAAGACCGTCGTGCAGGCATTCCAGTAAAGGAAATCGCCGCACGACTGAACGTCAGCCGATCGGCGTTGTATGAGCGATGGCACGCGCTGAGGTTGCCCGAGGACGATCACGCCGCCTTGTAGGATTGACCTGTGGCCTTTGATCGAATGTGCTCAGAGTGGATCACGGCAGACGACCTGCCGTGCGATCTGTCCTCTGCATCGGAAGCCGTCATTGATCGGGCGATCGAACAAGCCGTGGTCTGGGTGTTCGACGCGACTTGCCAGCAGTATCCGGGTGAGTGCTATTCGGTCATCCGACCGCAACCCAACCCGCGATCGTGTGTCCCGTACCGCAGCCAATACTCGCCAGACGCGATTGATCTTACGGAGTGGGTGACTGGCCCCATCACCGCCATCACCTCGGTTGAGGTGACTGGAACGACGATCGGCGCTCAGCATTACGAGCTAATGAACCGCCGCTGGTTCGTTCCTCAACGACCCCCTAGTGTCGATCCGGCGTTGATCCCGTGGCCCCTTCAGGACTACGAGTACGCTGAGGGCGGCGAGCGTTCGTGGACGATCACGGTTCAGCACGGCGCAGAGCCTCCAGCCCCGCTACGGATGGCGGCAGCGGAGCTTGCTTGTCAGCTGGTTCGGCGAGCGATGGGCGAAGACTGCGACCTTCCGGACAACGCAACGTCGGTTTCTCGGGGCGGGGTGACGGTATCGCTGCAATCGCGAGCGGAGGGCAAGATTGGTATGCCATTGATCGACGCTCAGATTGAGCGGTATGGGTGCGAAGGCGTGAGAACGCGTCGTTTGTATGACCCTGCTCGTCCGTGGCTTGCAATTCGCCCCGACTGATCCGAATGTTGTCGGGAGTGAACTAGCCGTGGCGGATACTAAGTGTCGACCGGGCGCCGCCGACGCCCACTGACATTTCGGGAGCGATCCGATGGCTTGTATCAATGTTCGTGAGGGCGAAGGCGTCGTCATCATCTACGATCTTGACGAGTGTGGTGCGCCTGACACGGGCGCTGGCAAGAAGCTGATCCTGTCGACCATCTCCGAAATCAGCTTCGAGGATCAGATTGAGGAAGGCGATCAGGTTACTGAGCGCAACTTCGGCGGTCGTAAGTGCTACACCGATGTTGGTCAGGACGAAATCAGCCGCGTGAACGTCAACCTGACTAGCTGCGGTATCAGCCCGGCGCTGGATTCGTTCCTCATGGGATCGAACCTTTACGGGGACTCCCGTGGCTACGGCCGTGTCGACCTGTCGGATGGCACCACGAACGTCGCCGTTGAGGTGCTGATTCGGCTGGACGCTTCGGCTTGTGAGGGTGCTGGTTCGGCTCCGGTTGCCGGTTGGTTCTTCCCGCTGGTCAAGAACTGGGCGCCGACGGGTGGCGCGACGCTGAACGGCAGCGACCTTGTGAAGCCCGCCTACGCTGGCAAGGGCTTCAAGAATCAGAACATCTTCGACGGCTCTCCGTACGACCTTCAGCGATGGGAGGTCACCGCAGGCTTTGATCCGGGCACGACGCCTACCAACGGCGAGTGGTACGGCTTCTACCTGTTTGACGGCTTCACTCTGCCGTCTGCTGACGCCGATTGCGAGCCGGTGGCTTTCGCTGCCACGTCCTGATCGTCGGGCTTCAACTTGAGTCGGGGGGTCCACCGGAGAGTGGCCCCCCGATTCGCGTTTCTGGAGGCAGGTCATGTCTAGTAAGCCGGTATGGGCGAACATCGTTGAGCGGACGGCGTGGACGTTTGTGCAGGCGTTCCTTGTCAGCTTGTTGGCGACGAGTGAATCGACGTTGGATTGGTCTACGGCACAAGCGGCGACGGCGGCTGGCGTTGCGGCGATTGTGACGTTGGCATTGTCGGCGGTTCAGGGGGCAAGTCTCCCGGAAGCGGTCGGTTTCTACACGGACCTTGGACTGCGGATCGCGCGATCGGGCGCAGCTGCGTTTCTGGCGTTTCTGCTGGTTGAGCCGTCGGCGATTCTGAACGGTGACGTGTGGCAGGGCGCTCTAGGTGCGGCTGGCATGGCCGCGTTGGTTACGGTCAAGGGCTTTGCGGCTGGGCGCGTGGGTCAAGACTTCAGTCCGGCGACGTTGCCGTCGTCATTAGATATGACTCCACCCCCATTGCCCGACGATTTCTACCCCTGAGCGTCAGGGACGACTGAAACGGTAGGCTGTCGCTCATGTCTGAGCGTCCCATTCTGATCGCAGGTAACAGCTGCTACGTCAATGCCGACCTTGTCTCGAAGATTGAGGTGGGGCAACGCGGGTTGGACTGGTACGTCTTGTGCTATCTGGACACGCCGAATGACACGCTGCAAGCGAACATGGCGATGCTCGCTGGCCCTTTCGACGAGGAGCGTCAGGCGACGGAGGCGTGTGAACGGATTGTGGTCGACGTCTTTGACGTGCGGTCTATGCATCGTGGTGGACAAGCCCATTGGGCATGGCACGACGAAACGGTGGTGAGGACGTGACAACGGTACAAGGGTGGGCGGAAGTCATTCTGGACGAGGCGTTGCGCGCCGATTGGATTCAGCATCCGGGTCGTGTTGTGCTCGGCAATCCGACTATCGACTGGTCGGGTTGTTGTGATGGTCTGCTCGGGTTGGAGCTTCAGAGTCTGGATTTCTCTGGCGACCAGTGGCCGCGTAGCGGGACGTACACCCAGACGCCGTTCGGGCAGGATTGCGCGTCTGACATTTGGGTGGCGAATTGGAACTTGTCGATTGTCCGGTGTGTGCCGACGTTCGACGAGGGTGGCGCTGGAGAGCGCGGCTCTGCTCCGACGCCGGAGGCGTTGCACGCTTCGGCCGACGGCATGTTCCACGATGTTCGTGCGGTTTGGAAGCAGTTGCGATGTGCGATCAGCGATTGGCGGATGAACTACGGAAACGCTTACATCGGCGGCTGGACCCCTCTTGCACGGGAGGGCGGCTGCGGCGGGTTTGAGATTGACCTTGCGACAAAGGTGATTGATTGTGAACCCTGCGTCGACTGTTGAGGTTGTAGTGCTTATGCGCCGGTCTGCGTTGAAGCATCGTGAGGGCCGACTAGCCGTCTTTCCGTGGCATGTTGCTGTGAAGCTGTTGGACAAGGGACTAGCTGAGGTGCCGACTGCGATCGGGGATTGACATGGGCAAAGTCGTGATGCGTCGTCGTGGTTTCAAGCGGGAAATTGTGCGGTCGCCAGCGTGCCGGGATTGGCAGCGTGAAGCTGCGCGTCTAGGTCAGGCGGCGATTCGCGAGGCCGCTCCAAAGGATACGGGCTTGTTGATTGCCCGGATCGACGCAGAGGCACGCCCTGATGGCTCTGTGAGGTTTCGTGCTGGCGTCGGCTCGCCACCGTACGGGCTGTTTCAGGAGGTCGGCACGGGCTTGTACGGGCCGTTGCGGCGGTGGATCACCCCGAAGCGGGCGAAGGCGTTGTCGTGGATTGAGTCTCCGCAGGGCACTCGTTTCTTCGGGCAGAGCAACCAGCAGATCATGGGGCAAGGTCGTCGCGTATTCGCCGCCCGTGTTCGGGGTAGCAAGCCGAAGCGGTATTTCCGTCAAGGGTTGTGGAACGTCTTTGGACGCAGTCGGGTCAAGTATTACGGGACGACTGGCGGCATTGGGCGTCGGCTGGGCTGACACGGCAGACCAGTAACCTCGGGTTGTCTGTTCCGGCGGCGAGGTGATTCGGTGACCACGATCCACGACAATCTTGCTCCGGGGCGTTGGGACGTCACGCGTACGGTCGGTGATACGGATGTGCCGGTCTTGTTCACGTTGGAGTGGGACGGTGTGCCGGTCACCATCACGTCTGCGGTGGCGCAGGTTCGCGTCAAGCGTGATCGCACGTCGACTGAGGTGTATGAGCGGACGTGCGACGTGGTGGCTGTCGGCGAGGTTCGGGTCGGCGACGGCGACGTGATTCCGGATGAGCCGGGATCGTGGTGGTGGGACTTGCAGGTCAGCGGTTCGGTTGGCGCGACGGCTGTCGATCTGACGTTCCTTGCGGGCACGTTCGTGATCCTGCGCGATGCGACGAATTGAGGCGTTGAGTGACTGTCCACGTTGAGGGCGAGGGTCCGCGAATCAAGGTGTGTGGTGAGCCACCGGCTGTGACCGTGTCGGTGACAACCGGTGCCGGAGGCGGTGGTGGCGCGTTGGTCTACTACTACCCGCAAACACCGATCGGTGAGCAGCCGTGGGCGCAAGGGGATATCAGCCTCGGCGCTCCGCAGGGCGACACCGACGCAGTTGTCGTTTCCACCGACGATCCGTACTTCGTTCAGGCGACAGTAAACTTCACCGCAACGGCCGACGTTCAGAGCGCAGCCACGGTCGGCGACCCGCTGTTTCTGATCGACGCGATCTTCAGGTCGGTTGATGCTGCGTTCAGCGGCTGGATTTGGGGTCTAAGCGGTCAACAGGTGACGACACCAGTAGCGGGTACCTTCGGTGGACTACCGTTCGTTGGTTCAGTAAATCGCAGCGGGCAGATACTGGATGCTGACGGCAATCAGGTGTTTCGCACGATCACGAATGGCGACACTCTCAGCGGGACTATCACGGGGCTATTCAATGCAGACTGATCCCATCGTCGTTCGCCTACCGTGGTTCACGCTGGTCGGCACCCCAGATCGCCCCGGTCGGTGGGCGCGCGTCCGATGCGCGTTCGCGATGCTTGTCCATGAGGTCGTGGAGTTGGTTGCCGGTAGCGACCGTGCTCACTCCATGCGCGCCGCCCACCGTTACGCGATTGGCGCCGTCACAATCACCGTCCCGGCGAGCCGTCGTAACAACTTGTACCTGACGACCGTCGGTGATTTCCCGGCGATCAACGGCGATCTTGTCTACGGTCGGGTCGTTGAACTCCGAGTGTACGAATCAGGGACGGTCGACGGCACCTACGAACAAATCGTCAACCCGGGGCCGCTCGCTGAGGTGCGGCTCTCCAACCCAGTCACCGGCGAGTGGGAACTTGTCGGTGATACCGAGGCGAGTGCGTCTGCCCTGTTGTGGACGCCATCTCTGACGCCGCAGGTTGGCGACGACATTCATGTTCTCCGGTGGAACCCCGGAAGCGGGACACCGCACGGAGCGAACACCAACTACGAAATCGTCCAGACGCACACATGGTCTGGGACGTGGCCGGGCGACGCCGATGATCGGGTGCTGCTGCTGGTCGACAGCGACTACTACCCGACTGTGTATGCGCGTGCTGAAGCAGCAGGGTTCGTGCCGATTCCGCTGAACGGCGGTACGGCAATTACCGTTTCGTGCGAGAGCCTGTACGGTTTGCACGCTTCGATTTACGTCGGTTGGAACGGGGACAACTCTCTAACTACCGGACCGTCGGTTCTGCAACCGGCAGACTTCTATCTGCCGCTTGGTACGGCGTCGGACTTTGTGTCGATTCGCGACGACTATGCGCGTGGCTTGGCGAACGCGTCCAATGCCCGTGAGGCGTTTGACGTGCTTGATGCTGTCGGCGGTATCCCCGCTGAGACAAGTGAGCCGCATGGGTTTCCGAACCGCACCGACTCCACCATCGCATTTGATAACGGTGATCGCGAGTTCAGCATTGCTCCGACCGGTAGCGAGTTCCATGTGTGGTGTTCGGGTGTCCGCTACACAATCGACACGACACAGACCGTCACGATCCCTAACACGTCCGGCCTCTACTACATCCACTACACGGCAGGGTCGCTCGGCTACTCCACCACCTACTTCGACTGGCCGACCGAAGCGCCGGTCGCTTACATCTATTGGAACGCAACCGCCGGAGCCGCGCAGTTCTTTGCCGACGAACGGCATGGCATCACGCTGGACTGGGCGACGCACGAATACCTGCACCGCACCCGAGGCGCGGCGCTTGCTAACGGATTCAACCTCGGGTCATACACCACAGTCGGTGATGGCACCTCAAACGGTGACGCACAGGTGGCGCTGACTGACGGCACGTTCTTCGACGAGGACTTGCAGGTTGACATCATCAACGACCCGACTCCGACGGCGGGCACTTGGGAACAGCGGCTGTCAACCATCTTGTATGCCCCGGTGTTCTACCGATCGGGAACCGTGTGGACTCGGGATACAGCGACCGCGTACCCGCTGAAGTTCTCTACCCGTGCGACCTACAACCTGAGCACGTCGGGCACATGGTCGACCCCTGCCGTCGGCAACAACAAGTACGGGATCACATGGCTTGTAGCCACAAACAACCTGAACGAACCAGTCGTTGCGCTGCTTGGGCAGAGTGAACACTCCAACCCGACCGACGCTCTGAACGTGACGTTCGACTCGCTTGACCTGACTGGCCTGCCGATCTTTGAGATGCGGCCCCTGTGGAAGCTGGTGTTCCAGACGGCTAATAGTTACACGAACGCCGTCAAGTCACGGTTGCAGGCGGTGCAGGATATTCGTGGTCAGCTCCCGGTGAGCGCCGGTGTGTCAGCGGGCGACCACGGCAGCCTGTCCGGTCTACTGGACGACGACCATCCTGTCTACGAGCCGAACGCTGTCGCAGTTGACTTTGTGGGCAGCACCGTCACGGTCACAACACAGACCCGTGTGGCAATGCTTGGCGGCGGTGTAGTGAACCTGCCTGACGCAGCGACGCACGCTGGCGGCAGACACGTCACCGTGACCGCTAATGCGGCGACGACAATCAACGCTGTCGGTACTGACGTGATCGCGTCCCCCGGGATCACGTCGCTAGACCTGACGGTCGCAAACGGCGAGACAACTACGCTGCGGCTCGCACCGCTGGACGCTACGGCGTTCATCGGGACGTGGATTTGGCTGCCGTTGGATCGGTCCGGGTCGCAGTACGACCTGCCGCCTTGGTGGGATGCTACAACCGGGACGGTCGTTCCTGCCGACGGCGACCTTGTGACGATGGCGTCAGGTGTGCCGACGTGGGCTGCGCCAGCGATCGACGGTTCACAGATCGTGTCAGGTACCGTCGACACGGCCCGCCTCGCGTCAGGCACGGCCTCGGCGTCCACATACCTGCGGGGCGATCAGACGTGGCAGACCGTTGGGGGGGTCACCCCTGACGAACGGCCGTGGCTGGGCGATGCACTCGCCGAGGACATGAGCCGGTCGGACGCGTTGTGGTTGCGCTGTCACCCGACGGCAGCGAGCATGGACGGTTCCTACGACGGGACGTGGGAGATTACCAACGCGTCGACTGGCACCGGCACGCTTCCCGCCACCCCCGACGGTATCGACATTCGCGCACAGTTCTTCCTGCATCCGCCTTACGCCGATGCTGACCTTGCTGTCGGTCAAGCATGGCCGTACCAGCGGTTCCGGGAACTGCTGTCGCAGACCAAGGCGGCTGCCACCGGCGGCGACCTGACCGAGTGGGCGGTGCTGAACTCTGACTCGTCGTACACCGAGCAGATCACCGACGGCGCAGGCATGTGGTTCTACGAGTCGACCTTGACTGGCGATCCGGGTGAGGGTCCGGCATACAACTATGACGACGGTGGACGGCTGATTGGCGTTCCGGTGATCGCCCGCCTGACGCACGACACCGCCACCGAAACCGTCACGTTCTGGCGGTGGCTGCCGTATGACACGGGCGCATCGGGCGTTGTGCAGACCGCAAGCGACGGCTACTGGTGGCAGCCCGTCGACTCTCGCACCGATCCGCAGTACGCCAGCATGGACCCGAACGGCAGCGAAACGTGGAAGATCGGGATTCAGAACCGGGCCGACTTCGCATGGGTCACGATGCATGAGTACGGCGGGTCGCTCATTCTGGACATTCAGCCATCCGACCTTGCGGCCGCCGGGGCTGGAGCCACGTCGTTTACCGACGGCGTCGGTAACACCATCTCCACGACAAGCGGCACCATCGGGTACGGCGGCGGCGACGACGAACGCGACGTGGACGCCGCCCGACTTACCGGCACGGTTGACCCAGCCCGACTCGGCACGGGCACCCCAACGAGCAGCACATACCTGCGGGGCGATCAGACGTGGCAGCCGGTTGCCGGAGCTACCGAGCGTCCGCCGTCGCTGATCGTGGCCGGACAGTACGTCACGACGTCAATGGTGTCGGCAGGCAACGCCGGTCTTACGGCGAACCGCCTGTTCTTCGTGCCCATCTACGTCACCAGAACCACGTCGTTCGACCGCATTGGGATCACTCACGCAGCGACGACTGCGGGCGCAGGCTCGGTCGTCCGACTCGGTATCTACAACTCTACGAACGACTTGCCGTCGACGCTGGTGCTGGACGCAGGCACCGTCGACCTGACTACCGCAGCCGCGTACAAAGAGGTGACGATCAGCCCGTCGCAGTCGCTGAGCGTCGGCGTGTATTGGTTGGCGGCGGTCGCTCAGGTCACGTCAGGGTCGCCGACGTTCGGTACGGGTAACCCGATCATGCCGGTGCCGTCGTCGACCAACACGTTCGCCGGATCGAAGTTCGAGGCTGGGGTGTCGGGTACGCTGCCTGCCACCGCAACCCCGGGTGCAGCCACGACGACGCAGCCGCCGGTCATCTTCCTAAGGGCGGTCCCGTGATGATGCGACAGACGTTCGATAGCGACGGTCGGCTGGTTGAGGCGTTCACCGACAACGGCGACGGCACCGGGCTGACCACGCTGTACGACCCGCAGACCGGCGAGGTGACCGACACGATCGGTGTCACCGGTCTGCCGGTTATCCCCCCCTTTGAGCCGTTGGACGCTTCTGGACGAATCGCCACGTTGATGGTGATTGAGGGTGGCGATCCACAAGATTGGGCTAACGCTGCGGGTACTGTGGTCGCCCATCTAGAACATGAAGCTCTAGCGTGGTCGCTTAGTCCGTAACACTCAGGAAAGGCATGGGCCGCCCGTATTCTGTGACACGGGAGACCTTGCCTATCAAGTGCGGAGCCTGCATGTTTGGTATCACGATCACCGGTTGGGTTGAGTGGGTGATTCTGTTGGGGTCACTCGTCGGCGCTGTCGTCGCAATCGTAGGAATCGTTCAGCGGTGGGTGATTCAGCCGTTCGGGCGTGGGTTGCGTGAGACGATCCGTGAGGAATTGAAGCCGATCAGCGAACAGGTAGATGGCATTGCCCGTGAGGTGAGGTACAACGGAGGCTCCAGCCTCAAGGATGTTGTCAGGCGTATTGAGCATCGTCAGGATCGGCTTGATGCTTCAATGGAGACAGTCATCCGGCTGGCGCAGGGACGCGTGGTGGCAGACTCCGAGGCTGACGTTCAGTCTGCGTGATACGTCAACCCGGCACGTCCGGCTGATACGGTTGCCGATGTTCATTCCGAGTCACACGGTGACGTCTTCTTGTTCGTCTAGTAGGTGTCCCTGACTGTCGGGAGGTGTGCGATGCCAAAGCCAACCGTGGACGTCATGGGCGCCCTTGCGGAAACAGACGTTCATCGGGAACGCGACACGCTGAAGATTGCTTTCGCTCAGATGCACGCAGATGAGCCATCCGAGTGGAAAGCCGTTATTGAGTGCCGTGTCCTGAACCCGAAGACAAACAGGCCGTACGCGATCGACCACATTGTGAAGGCTATGGCAGTAGCCGGTTGGGAAGTGTCTCCGGCAGCGGTGATGAAGTGGCGACGCGACAATCGGGCGTGAGCGACGCTCTGGACGTCACTCAGCCGCCTGCTCCGGCGTCACGCAACTCGGGTAAGCCGACGGACCCGTGGACACCCGGATATGAGCTAGATGGCGACACGGGGACGGTCACGACGGACAAGCTGCCAGACGGCACCGATCCCGACTGGGCGGTTGTGTTCGCCCATTGGGGGTTGGACCCTGAGCAGTGGGCGGTTGTCGACTCAGGCAACTTGAAGGTCAACGCTTGGCAGATGCCCGGACCGGACGGCGATCTGCGTATCCACCGTCAATACAAGGCGACGTTGCGGCGACGGCGGGCGACGACAGACGGTTGGTCAACGGACACCGAGCTTCACGCGTTGGCGAAGTGGCGGCCACCGAAGCGGAAGCCGGTTACGGGCGAAGGCGCAGCGTGGATCGTGAACCCAGCCGACTGGCAGATTGGCGACAGGGGCGGCTATCAGGCGTTCCAGCGACGGTTTGAGACGGCGATGACCGACCTTGTGGCCGAAGCGAAAGCGAAGCGCCGTGCGGGTGTCACCGACCTTGTGATCGGTTTCCTTGGGGACATGGGCGAGGGGACGTTCGGCAACTATCCGTCCCAGCAATCGGAGACTGACCTAGATCGCGACGACCAAACACGACTAGTAGCGGCCCACGAACTGATCGTCCTGCGCGAGCTAGCACCGTACTTTGCGCGCACGACCGCCGTCGCAGTCCCCGGCAACCACACTCGAAACAACGCCAACTACGAGACCGGCGAGCATGACGTCACGGACGTAACCAGCTTCAAGTGGGCGGCATCCCTGTTGGACTACAGCGGCGAGGCCGAACG